TATAACTCTACGCCCCTTATGGCCGCATTGATCGCCAACAGCCAGACCGCTTCAGGCGGTGTGTCGTCGGTGACGGTGCCCGTCCAAGGGTCGCAGTTCGTCAACGCTCAGTGGTCAGATTATTCTGGCTCCTTTGCTCAACCTTCAGTGCAACAAGGCGCTTATAACGCTGAGTTCAACCTGAAGCTGCTGGTTTCTCCCGTACCGTTCCTCGGTATGGAAGGCGCTGTACAGCAAGACTACGCAATCATCCCCCTGATCGAAGCTCGTATGAATGATGCGACCAACGTGATGATGGATTCTATGGCGACGGCGCTGTATAACAACACCAGCGATACGCAACAATTTACAGGCCTGCCTTTGGCGGTTGATTCTTCTGGTACTTACGGAAACATCAATCGCTCCACCTATGATTGGTGGCAGTCCAAAGAGTATGCGGCTGGTTCTGTGAATCCAACTCGTCAAAATGTCCTTCAGTACATTTCTGGCACAGTCAAAAACTGCGCTGAAGTGCCTACTTTTGGCGTTTGCGGTTTCGGTACTTGGACGCTGCTTGCTCAAGATTACGTCGGTCAAGAGCAGTACATGATTACCCCGGGATCGGGTTTTGACGGTGACGCTAACGGCCCACAGGCAGCTTTCCGTGCCTTGATGGTTGCTGGTGTTCCCATCTATCCAGACCCCTATTGCCCCGAGGGTACTCTTTACCTGTTGAACACCAACTACCTGTCCATGTACATCCATGAGCAGGCTTCGTTTGCGTTCACTGGGTTTGAATCTACTCTGCCCAACTTCCAAATCGGCTATGTCGGTGCCGTGCTAATGATTGCTGAAATGGTTAGCACCAAGCCTAAGTCGATGACGAAGGTGACTGGCTACAACTCTCTCACGCTTTAAGGAGAAATAACCATGTCACTCGCTTTAAATAAAATTCTCATTGCTGATGCTAATGCCAACAGTACGGCGGCTTATTTTACGGCTGGTTCGCAAGAACTAACCAATGCCGCCAATGTGGTGCTTGCCGCAGGTGCTTACATTGTTTACCCAACCGTGAACGTAGCGGTTCAGGTTAACAATGCGTCGGCTGGAACGGGTTTTGCAACCGTTCTTGCCAACAACGCCGGTGGTTTCATCGTTTCTGATGGTACGAACGTGCGTCTTAGCAACCTTGGCAACCAGCTTGTAACCTCTACCTACGTCATTGTGGGTAGTGAGCAAGCGGCCCCCGGCACTTACAACACCTAAAGGAGGTCTAAATGGACGCTAATGCTGTAGGTACGCAACTGCCAAGTCGATTCGGACAGATTCTTCTTGGGCAGCTCATTAGTGCCAATATGAACTCCACGGACGATCAGCAGATTACGATGTTTTCTGCGCCGGCTAAGTTTATTGTTCGCCGTATTGTTGCAACCAATGCTTCAACGAGTCTGTCAACGGCTGTCGGTGGTATCTACCCTGCTGCAAGCAAGGGTGGTACGGCGGTCGTTGCTAACTCGCAAGTCTACTCAGGCTTGACCGCTGCAACAAAATTTGTTGATCTAACAATTGCATCTGGCTACACCTCTGGTGGTGATATTTTGACTGTCAAAAATTTGTTTTTGTCTTTGACGACTCCCCAAGGTGGTACTGCAACAGCCGATATTTATGTCTATGGAGATATTATTACGCTATGAGCAAAAGCATCTTTGTAACCAATAAAGGAAATTTGCCCGTCACTGGCCGTTTTGAAAACAAGGAGTACGTTTTTCCTTGCGGCAAGGAGGTCGAAATTTCTTTAGAAATTGCAAAGCATATTTTTGGTTATGGCGTGGATAATAAAGAGCCTTACTTTGTTCGGCTCGGGTGGATGAAAATGAACACGGATTTGCCCATTGCACTGCAACGCATGTCTGAGTTTGTTTTTTCTTCTGAGCCAAATAAACCCGTCCACTTGTCAGCCCCGGTGGTGGAGCGAGTAGCCGCACCAATGCCCGAGTTTAAAGCCCGTGGTAAAGGTGCGGCCAAAGTCCATGCCCATTGAATATGAGCATGTATGCCTACGCTAAACGATTACATCGTCGAAACCCGGCGACTACTGCATGATGTTAGTGGGAACTTCTGGACAACCCAAGAGATAACCGACTACGTTAACGACGGTCGCACTCACGTCGTACAAGATTCTGGGTGCAAAAGAGTTATTCAGTCTTACACAATGGCAGTTGGTCAAGAAACCATTGCCTACTCAACGCTCCCGCAAGGCAACAACACCATTGATGTTCTTAACATCAACCTCTACTGGGGTGACAGTCGCTTTCCCATGTACTACATGGCGTGGACAGACTTCAATGCCCAGTTACGTTTTTGGCAAAACTACAACGGCAGGCCGGTTGGCTTCTCAATCTATGGTGTCAAAACTATTTACATTGGCCCTAAGCCTGACCAGACCTATGAGTTAGAGCTTGATACCGTCGTGCTGCCAACAGCACTTGTCAATTTGAGTGATGAAGAAGCTGATATTTCCACGCCGTTCACGGAGGCTGTAGCGTATTGGGCGGCTCATAAAGCCAAGTACCAAGAGCAAAGCTATGGCGAGTCAGAAATCTTCAAACAAGAGTACACCAAACAAGTCCTTGGAGCCTTAAACAGCACGTTCACACGTCGTCTGCCGTCTGCTTATCAGTCGGGGTACTAAATGGCAGCGTTAGAGCAAAAAAAGTCTTACTTTGTAGCCAAAGACTTCAAGGGCATCAATTCCACGAACAACCGCACCGCTATTGGTGAAGGTGAGTTTTCGTGGCTAGAGAACACGCAGCCCATTGGTTTTGGTAACGTCAGAATTGTCAATGCGCCTGACACAATAGATACCGTGACGTTTGCCAATACGGTCACTTACATGGCCTCGGCAAACATTCAAAACACGGAGTTTTTGTTTGCCTTCCAAGAGGACGGTTCGGCGCAGTACGTCAACATTGAAAACAATACGCAAGGCAACCTAGCCGCAGCCAACACGTTCTCAAACTCCAACGTGCAGATTGTGCAGTGGAAAAACGAGCGAATCCTTATCATTGACCCGGCAAACGGGTACAAAACATGGGATGGCACAAATCTTGTAAGCATTGGGTCGATTGGTTCAGTCACAATCAATGACCCCGGTACAGGTTATAGCAACGCCAACGTATCAATAAGCGCACCCGATGAGACTGGCGGTGAACCGGCTCTTGGTGAGGTGGTTCTTTTAAGCAATACAGTAGCCCAAGTCATCCTTACGGAACCCGGTACAGGCTACACCTCGCCTCCAACCATCACAATTAACGATCCTACGGGCGCAAATGCCAATGTTACTTGTACCTTATTTAGTCAATCGGGCACAGGCATAGCGACTTTCTCGGGTCGTACATGGATTAGCGAAGAACGAACGGTCTATTACAGTGCCGCTGACAGCTATAACGACTTCATAAACGTAAGTTCTGGCTTTGTAGTGCTTACAGATTCGACGCTTAGAACCAATATTGCGACCATTATTGCCGCAAATAACTTCCTTTACATCTTTGGCGAGGACTCCATCAACGTCTTTTCTGACGTGCGTGTGAACTCTGTCACAGGGGAAACCCTATTTACCAACACCAATGTGTCAGCATCCATTGGCTCTGGTTTTAAGTACGCCATTTTCCCGTACTTCCGAAGCATGTTGTTCCTTAATCGCTATGGTGTGTACGCCCTTGTAGGTGCTACAACCACCAAAATCAGCGATTCTATTGACGGCGTGTTCACGGACATTGACTTTTCCTTGCCAATTACGTCAGGTCAAGTCCTTATCAACAACATTCTGTGCGCTGCTTGGACGTTTGTGTACAACGATGCAGGCACACCACGCACCATACAACTGGTTTTCTTTGACCGTAAGTGGTTTGTAACCAGTCAGGGCAGCACAATTACCCGTACAGCCTCGGCAACGCTTGCAGGCAACATCATTATGTACGGCACTACAGGTACGGATTTAATTAAGTTCTATTCCAACACCACGACAGGCATTGATTGGGAGCTAGAGACTGCGCTTTGGCCTATGGGCGACCCAATACGAGACAAGCAAGCCCTTAAGGTAGGCTTAGAAGCTACGCTTGGAGGTGCCTTTGCGTCCTTGCAAGCGTTTATTGACTCGGAAAACCAGCAGTCGGCAGCCATTGACTTTGCTAACACGATCTTCTGGGTCAATAACGTCGGCACAGTCATCCCGTGGATCAATAACAGTAGCCAACAAATCGGCTGGACAAATCAAGGCGGCTCTGTAACAAGTGGTTACTTTTTATACCGATCTGATGCGAAAATGTATGGTAAGTATTTAGGCTTAACCGTTACTGGAAACACCACGCCGTTCACAATAAACGGCTTCCAACTTGAACATGAATTAAGAGCGAGGTTCTAACATGGCACTCCCCGTTACCGTCCCCAATACCTTTGCAGGCGCTACCGCCTCCATCCCGCTATCACAGCTTGACGCTAACTTTAACAGCCTATCAAACGCTATCAACGGCATTGCCAACGGCGTAGAGACGCTTGCTAACGTACAGGTTACAGGCGGGTCATTTGACAACATTAGCGTGTCTAACGTCACAATAACCACGGGCACAAGCGATGGTTTAAACGTAGCCAATGCAAGCCTTACAAACGTCTCTGTGGACTTTGTGGGCAATCTGGCTACCCAACCTAAGCTCAAGTTTTACAACATAGAGGGAAGCGCATTAGGCGTTACTAGCGGCAGTGTAACGATTAACCTAGATACGGCAAACTTCTACAGTGCGACGACCAATGCTAATGCAACGTGGACGTTTGCCAATGC